TGTGCTGAGTTGTATCTAATAGACAAGTGTGGATTCTCTGATAACCCTAATGGATTTATGGACGTATATGATCCAGTAGGAAATGAGATCGAAGTCAAGGTCACACGTGGTGAACATAATATAAAGTTTATGTTAGGTGATCTAATAGTTCGTAAAGTTGAATGGGGATATGATGTAGCTGATATAGTCTATACCTATCTCTATGATCCTAAATCAGGTGACTATACATTCTTAAATGATTATAAATTTAATGGTACAGAGTATGTACTTTCACACTAAACTATGTTATAATATACCTATACATTTAATACAGGAGTCACATGCAAAAAACATCTATATTAGTTCTGCAAGAATGCGCTGAGCTACAATCTAAAAAGTCAGAAGACTATCAAAATCCAAATTCACAAGTAAAACAAGCAATGCATTACCGTCGCGGTGTCGATTCTATACATGATACTATGCACGGCAAAATGCTTCGTGCTCAGTCTCTACTTGAATCCGGCCAAGCCAATAACTTTGAATCACTCGAAGACACATACAAAGATCTTATTAACTATGCATCTTTCGCTGTTGCTTATATACGTGGTGAAATGGAAGGCCAAGATCCTACACTCGATTACTTAAACAAACCTAAAAATCCTGTAGCTGCACATAATGCTGATTAAACCATATAGAGTACAAGATGTTCGTGATTACTTTATGGCTGCTAAACGCAATCCTTATTGCCAGACAACAGATAAGACAGGTGTTAAATGCCTTGAGCTTATAGGTGCATCGTTTCTTGCTGATGAACCAGCAATCTTTGGTGAACCAAACGTAGAGTATATCAATAGAGAGATTGAATGGTATCAGTCTCAGTCATTAAATATAAATGACATATACGGATCTGATCGTAGACCACCTGAAGCATGGAAATATGCAGCAAGTCCAGAAGGTATGATCAACTCTAACTATGGTTATCTTATATATAACAAAGACAATGGCTATCAATATGAGCATGTCTTAGAAGAATTAGATTCTAATCCTGATGGACGTAGAGCCACTATGATATATCAGAGACCAGAGATATGGGACCAATATGATCTTATGGGTATGTCTGACTTTATATGTACTAACTCAGTAGCTTATTATATACGCGATGGTAAATTAAATTGTTGTGTACAAATGAGATCTAATGATGTTGTGTATGGTTACAAGAATGATTATGCATGGCAATCGTTTGTATTAAATGAATTAGCAACTGACTTAGGATTAGAGATTGGCGATATGATATGGCAGGTACAGAACCTCCATGTATATGAAAAACACTTTGGCTTAATACAACCTATTAGTAATCGATGAATAAATGGCTTAACGAAGAAGCATTAGATGTGCTAGTTAATTATTATTATCCTAAAGCTGGATGGCTGCAGGATAATGTTAATTGGGGACCACTAGATTACGAAGGACCCGAAGCTAACTCTATTATAGATGATCCTTTATTACAGAAGATAGACATCTACGATTGTAAGACAAGGAATGCCGCTGGCTTTTCTAATGTATTACAAGACTTAACGTTTGGTTCTAAGACTCCTAAATGGAGATGGCAGAATGAATTTAGAAGAGGTATCAATACTGGTAATGATGACATCACATGGGGTTTATCCACATGGTTTTTTGTTATGATGTGTCATCGTATTACAGGTAGTGGTGCATCATTTGAGAATGATCACGGATATCGTAATAACATTATGCAATATTGGGGAACACAATTTGGTAAGCTTGGTATAAAAGACATGTGTGAAGACATGATCAAGATGAAAGAGCAAGGACCAATCTTTACTTCTATTGGTAACCAACCACCAGCACCTAAAAAAGGTTTTAGCAATGTAGACTTTATGACACAAGAATTACCTGAGCTAATGTTTAAATTTACCGATTGGTTATTGTATGAAGGTAAAGAAAAGAAAGGTCATAAAGAAATTGTAGACTTTTTAAATGAACATAATAAATCGGCAGGTCATAGGAAGTTTAACTTTCAATATGCAGCATTCTCTATGGATTGTTCAGACTATTATCCGGGTTCAGTAGATGAAGATTCACATACCTATTTAGGTAACAATGCAGTTCGTTGTATGAAGAAGTTATCCACAGGATATAAGCCAGATGAGTTCATGAATATATTAAGAGAACGTACAGGCGGTAGACCGAAAGATCTTGAAGATGTAATGTGTGACTTTGTAAGGTTTGGTCAGAACTATGTACCAAGAGGTAATGGCACATTTGACCACATTCCAAGTACTATAACTAATAACAGCGGTTGGGTTTCTGGTTGGAAACAAAGACAAGGAACACCTCCCGATACTAATACACTACCTATTTAATGCCACATAACAAACATGTAGAAGACGGGTTCAATATCGATGTCGGTATGATGCAACCAGATGAAGCTAAGAATTATTACTTAGATCTTGCAGGAGATTGGGAAGATCCTAATCCTCCACCACGTATTGTAATGCATGAAAGTATTCGTGTTGTACGTGATGATGACTTAGTTGGATCGAAGGTTCGTGGTGGTGATTGTTTAATGTCAAGTATCAAAGAAGATATTATTGTGTATGTTCAACCAAGAACTGGTTTAGCTGGTGTAAGTATATTAGATGTTGCGAAGAGACATAACAAAGCTGTACGTTTATTCATGCCATCATCTAAAAGAATATCATCTCACCAAGCATGTTGCATAGAGCAAGGAGCAGAAGCATCCTTCCATAGAATTGCAGCCATGCCTAACCTAAACCTAATTGCAAAGAAGTGGGCTGATCAGAATTCTAATGCATTCTTTATTCCCCTAGGACTGAAACACAAATTAGTTACAGCAGGTATGGTAAAGGTTGCCAGTAAGATTAAAGAACCTGATGTCGTATATGTTGCTACATCAACTGGTGTATTGACAAGATCATTACAGATAGCTTGGCCCAATGCCGAGTTTGTATCTGTAGCAGTAAGTAGAAATATGAAAGCAGGAGAGTTAGGTAGAGCAAAGGTTATATCTGAGAGGAAAGCATTCACCGCTTCAGAGAGTAAAGAGAACCTACCACCATTTCCTAACATAGCAACATATGATGGTAAGGTATGGAAATTCATTCCTAAGTATTCTGGTAAAGATATACTATTTTGGAACGTAGGTAAAGAACCTACATTGATAGATGAAACATTATATGAAACAGATAGCTACAGAGATTGGGATAAGAACTTATGATCACAGGAACTTTTAGTAAGATACCACGTAAGAAGAATAGCCATGGATATGGTTGGGCACGTACGTGGGCAGAGAATTTAAATACTAGTATTAACCATGACAATGTTAAAGTTGAAAAGTTATACTTAGATCATGGAGTAAACTTCGGTGGATCTATTAATCTATTCGGTGGATTCAATGATAAACTTAAAGAACATATCGATAATTTTTTACTAGCCGATGAAGTCTATTCACTAGACATTCCTTGCCCTGAGTATGGAAACATGCTAGCTAAGAGAAAAGATGTCTTAGATAAAGACTGGTGCGCTCGAGTACAAGCTAAATGCAATGCGGCAAAAACATTAGTCTCCACAGATCTAGATACGGATTGGTTAACCATAGGTGATTCTCATACAGCAGCATTTGCTCCTGAGGGTAGTATGGTTGTAAAGACTAATGGTCTTACTCTTAACGGTCTGATTAAAAGCAATTTCCAATACGTACATGACCATATGGCTAAGTGCAATAACCTAGTAGGTATCACATTAGTCTTTGGCAATATAGATCTAAGACATCATCTATGCAGATTGAATATAGATCCAAGAGATATGTGGATAGATCTAAAAAGATTCGGTGATAGCTTGCCAATACCAGTTGAGTATGCAGTGCCATGGCCTATAGAATTTGAAGGTAGAAAATTACCTAAGACAGGTTACTATAAACACCAACCATTTTGGGGTACACGATACGAAAGAGTAATGATGTTAGACAGAATTGAAGAGACCATGGACATGGTAGGCATGAATAAGATTATGTATCCAGAAGAATGGAAATGCATGGATCCTGAGACTTATGCTAAAGATAAAATGGAGAACATGTCATCAGTACATATCTCTCCACAATGTTATAGACGAAAAGAATTTGGTGAGGGGTATGTACTTCCCATCTAAATGTGATATAATAGATGTATAAATTACAAAAGGAGTATGAATGGGTATAATGGATAAGCTTCAGAAGAATTCCAGGATTAAAGAGACTGCGGTTCTCTCTAAGTCTAAATTGTTTTCTGACAAAGATATGGTAACCACACCGGTACCAATGATTAACGTTGCACTATCTGGTGACCCAGACGGAGGTCTGACTTCAGGACTAACAGTATTAGCAGGACCATCGAAGCACTTTAAGACTTCATTTGGTTTGTTAATGGCAGCAGCATACTTAGACAAGTATGAAGATGCTGTATTGTTATTCTATGATTCAGAGTTTGGTAGCCCGCAACAATACTTTAAGTCGTTCGGTATTGATACTGCACGAGTTCTACATAGTCCAATAACTAATGTTGAAGAATTAAAGTTTGATCTAATTAATCAATTAGAGAATATTGAACGTAAAGATAAAGTCATTATTATGATCGACTCTATTGGTAACCTTGCATCTATTAAAGAATTAACTGATGCTATGAATGAAAAGTCTGTGGCAGATATGTCAAGAGCAAAAGCCCTTAAAGGTTTATTTAGAATGACCACTCCATATTTAACTATGCGAGACATTCCATTACTTGCTGTTAACCATACCTATCAAGAGATTGGCTTATTCCCTAAGGCTATCGTATCAGGTGGTACAGGTATCTATTACTCAAGTGATAATATATGGATCATCGGTCGTCAGCAAGAGAAGAAAGGCACTGAGATCATGGGTTATAACTTCGTGATCAATGTAGAAAAATCTAGATTCGTTCGTGAGAAGTCTAAGATCCCTATTAGTGTTACATGGGAAGGTGGTATTGAAACATATTCAGGCTTATTAGATGTAGCAATAGAAGGTGGATATGTTGTGAAGCCTACAATTGGTTGGTACTCAAAGGTTGATAAGAAGACTGGTGAGATAGAAGATGCTAAAGTTCGTGCAAAGGAAACACTTAAGGAATCATTTTGGAAACCTATCTTTGCTAACACAGACTTTAAACAATATCTTATAAGTAAGTATGAAGTCGGTCATGCCGATATGATTAAATCAGAACCTAGTGAGGTCGAACTTGCAGATTGAAACATTAATCTTACGCAACCTAATGCTTAATGAGGATTACACTAGAACTGTAATTCCTCATTTAAAGCTTATATACTTTGAAGAACCCTATCGTGCAGTATTCTCTGAGATAGTTGACTTCGTTAATAAGTTTAATAAGCTACCTAGTTCAGATGCTTTAAGTATTGAACTACGAAATAATCCTAAGGTAAC